CCGGTTGGCCCGAGCAGTAACACGGGCCAAAAGTCTCAGACCCTCGCAGGCCTCTCCGAGCCGATTATCGATTTCTGCACTTTGGTCCTTGACTCTGACAAGTCTGTCAACCTGTTCAAGCGCATGAATGCTCAGCAGATGGTGGCCTACGTCTTTGGCACCTCGAGCAGCATCGTTGCCGGCCCTCTCGCTGATCGGCTGTGGAACTTCCGCTACCAGCGCAGCGCGATGCTCATCGATGAGACCTCGAGCGTCTGTGGTCGTCTCGGTCTCTCCGACGATGGTGAGGTCATGATCAGCCTGACAGGGCAGGGCTGCAGCCACGTCCCCAGCTGGCCGTTTGTCGAGCGCATCGCTGAGGATCTCGGTGCGCATTTGACCCGTGTCGATATCGCCATCGATGACCACAGCGGCCAAATTTTCGATGTCCAGCAGTTCCGCGAGGCATACCACGAAGGGCTGTTCACCATGAACGGTCGTCCGCCTCACGCTAAGCACATCAGCGACGAGGGCACCAACAAGGGCTCATCGTTCTACATCGGCCAAAAGGGCCACAAAGAGCTCTGCATCTACGAGAAGGGCAAGCAGCTCCGCGACCCGGAAAGTGAGTGGGTTCGCTGCGAACTCCGTCTCTACGCCAAGCGCATTAATCTCCCCCTCGACGCGCTGTCTAACCCTGGCAAGTACTTCGCCAGCGCTTACACCGTTCTTGCTGACCTGGTCATCGGAGAGCTCACCCGCTTCGAGCTCAAGGAACGCATGGTCTTCCCTTCCGTCAAAGCCATGGTCGATTTCATCGACACGCAAGCCGGTACAGCGCTCCGCGTCCTCTGGAACGCGTTGAACAGCCGCTCCCCCGAATACGCCGTGTCCGTCCTGCAGCGCTACCTCAGCCACGACGGCGTGCCTGGCCGTTTCAAGAACCTGCAGCAGATCGATTTAGAGATTCGCATCGGCAACCAGCTGGACGAACTCTTCCCCGACTGCGCCTAACACCGGGGCACCGTGTCGCTTGCGGCGCGGGGCCCACCCATATCACCGCCACCGTACCGTGACGCGTCACGGAAATAGCACCATCACTATCAAGGTAACCATCGCAATGAAGATCACGATCACCAGTCAATACGTCAACGAAAAGCACTGGGAAAAGCAGGGTCGCAGCGGAATCATCCGCACCCAGGAAGCAATGGCCGAAACGCCGAAGTTCCGCCAGACCGTTCGCCTGGATCTGGGCAAGGAACCGCCCTACGAGAACGGCGTCTATGACTACAACCTCGAAGACAACGTAGGCGTCAACCGCTACGGCGATTTCGAGCTCCCGCGCAAGCCCACCCTGGTGCGCGTCGACAAGCGCGCCAACGTCGCCCAGCAGCCCGTCAAGGCTGCCTAAGGAGTCGCTATGGCCGTCTTTGTCCTGCACTGCAAGGAAGCCGACTACAACGCTTCCACGCAGCAATGCGCGGCCCCGTTTTACGCACCCGCGTCCACTTTTCCTCCGCCGATGGACGCGGGCGAGGGCTTGGCAATCTCCGGAATCATCGCCGGCTGCTGGGCCATCGGTTTCATGATTCGGCAGGGGCGTCGCATCTCTCTCGCTTGACCAACCAACCAAGGAAAACACCACATGAAGACCAACACCACCCGTTCGACCTCCTTCGTCGCCAAGGCTGCTGCAGGCGTCACCGCTGCCGCCGCGTCGGTCATGGCCGGCTCTGCGTTCGCTGCCGGCGAAGTTGCCGCAGCCATGACGGACGGCATCGACAAGTCCGACCTGCTGGCCGGCGGCGTGATCGTTCTCGGTGCCTGCGCCGTGATCGCCATGATCGGCCTCGGCCGTCGCCTGGCCAAGTAATCGGCCAACCAGGAAGACAGGGCAGGGCGGGGATTTCCCCGCCCTTTTTTGTGACGCAACACGAAAGGGGGATGCAATGGAATACGTCGGTTACTTCGTCATGATCGCTATCTTGGGGGCGCTATGGCTCGCACTGGACAGCTGAGTTTTCTCGGCCGCGTGTTCGTCTCTGCGATCGCACGCCGCGTTGCATACGTGGTCGTGGCGCTTATTTTGTCTGCGCTAGGCGTAGGCACCGCACGCGCAGCAGATACTGCTGGCGTTGCCTATTCGAAGTGCATGGGTGATGCGGCGATGTTCCTTCCTAAGGACACCAATTTAATTACGAAGGCGGGCACTTGCCCCCTCAAGACTGCACCCAATGGCGGCAAGTTCTATCAGTGTCAATACGAGGCTGCTGCCTACTATCAAGGCCCCGTTTCTATCGTTACGTGTGGCGATTACGCGTTCGACTCCGACAACAATGAGTGCAGCAAGAAGCCTGATTACAACGGTGCATTTCCTGGCACTAGCGGCCCACCCAAGAGCGGATCTGTGCAGTGCAACTCTGGCTGTATGCAGCTATGGACGCCTAACGGCGATGGCACTTGGAACGGCACCTATGCCGTCAATGCTACCTGCAGCATGGACGACGACAGTCCGGACCAGTGCAAGAACATGGGCTTGAGCAAGGGCTATCACGTCAATAACGCTAATGGCATGTGCGAGCCTGATACGCAAGAATGTCCTGACGGCAAGCAGAACAATGCCAAGGGTGAATGCGAAGACCAGTCCTGCCCTAAGGGAATGACCCTCACCCAGCTCGGCACCTGCGAGAACGAGAGAAACGAGTGCCCTGCAGGTCAAATCAAGTCGCCTACAGGCTCCTGCCTGCCCGGAGAGGGCCAGTGTGCGCAGGGTGAGGCCATGGGTAAGGACGGCACCTGCAAACGCGATGCGGACGGCGACGGTAAGCCTGATGAAGGCGAGGAGGACGACGACTCGGATAACAAGGCTACGTTCGGTGGTGGCGACAGCTGCGACAGCCCGCCGTCTTGTAGTGGCGACGTCATCATGTGCGGACAGGCCCGCATCCAGTGGCGTATCGATTGCAACACCAGGCGCGATGTCAATATCCAGGGCGGTACGTGCACCAGCCCGCCTGTGTGCGCCGGCAAGAATTGCAAGGCCATGGAGTATGCGCAGCTCTTAGCCCAGTGGCGAAGCGCCTGCGCAGCAGAGAAGCTCCTAGCGAAAGATGCAGTCAGCGGCGACGGCAAGCAGCCTGAGTGGACCAAGGTTGGCGGTATGTCCCAAGACCCTGGCGCAGGCTCGTCTGCAGATGACACCAAGGTCCTCACCACCAAGAAGATCAGCACCGATGACCTCGATCAATCCGGCTTCGGTGGTGGTGGATCCTGCCCAGGGTTTGAGGCCGCCAGTGGTGGTGTGATCGCCACCGCCTACTCGGCCACCTTTGCGTCGCCTCCACCGATGTGGTGCACCTACATCGCACGCCTACGTGCCGGCCTCATTGCCGTCTCTGCGTGCGTCTCTGTCTTCATTCTCGCTAGAGGAGTGGGCTGACATGCCTATGATCATCGCCGCGCTCGTCAGCGCGCTCCTGCAGGGCCTGCGCACGTATCTCCCCGGCATTGTCGGGCGTGTGCTGATCGCCTTCGGCATCGGCTTCATTGCACACGAAGTCGCCCTGCCATCGCTCAAGTCCTTCATTGCCGGTTGGTTGCCCGGCCTCGGCGCGGTCGGCGTCGCCTACTGGGACGCCAGCGGTATCGGCGTGTCCGTGACCATGATCCTTTCCGCCATCGCCGCAGCGGTGTCGCAGAAAGCCATCCTCTCCAAGCTGGTGAAATCCTAATGGCCCTCTACCTCGTCACCGGCCAGCCTGGCCACGGCAAGACCGCCTACGCGATCGACAAGGCATTTGCGTTCAAGAAAGAAGGGCGTGAGATCTACGCCCACGGCATCAAGGACTTCGACTATGAGCGGGCAGGGTGGAAACACCTCGAGGACCCCACCAAGTGGCAGGACTGTCCCGATGGGGCGGTGATCATTCTGGACGAGTGCTACACCGTGTTCCCGAACCGCAACCCTGGTGCCAAGGTGCCCGAGCATGTCGAGCCGATGGCACGCCATCGTCATCGCGGCTTCGACTTCATCTTGATCGCGCAGCAAGGTCTGCAGCTTGATCCGTTCTTGCGTGGCCTCTACGAGGAACATTGCCATGTCCGGCAGACCTCGATCATGAAGAGCAAAACCAAGCTGAAGAAGTGGGACGCCTACCAGGGCAACGTCGCTGGCCCGTGCGGAAATATTGTTGATTGGGTCAGGCCGAAGTACGTCTTCGACTACTACACGTCCACCACTCTGGTGACTACCAAGCGCAGCATTCCGACCTGGGTCAAGATGGTCGGCATTGGCCTGTTGATCATCCTCACCGCGATGTACTACCTGAAGCACAGCTACAGCGCGAAGATTGAGAAAATCAACGAGGAAGCCGCCACGACACACAGCGGCACCGGGGTGACTGGAGCTTCAGCGAAGGGCGCACCGGGGCCGCGTACCTACGACACACCCACCGACTACGCAAAGGCACATGTCGCGCGGTTCGCTACGATGCCCTGGACCGCACCCATTTATGACGGTGGATCGCCTGCAGGTCAGCCTCAGCTCTACTGCATGTCCAGCCTGGCCGGCACAGACGCTATGGGCAATCATCAGGAAGCCTCCTGCAGCTGCATGACAGAGCAGGGCACCAAGTACGAGATGAGCCAGCCAGAATGCCGCACTGTGGCTAGGAACAGCACGCCGTACAACCCGTATAAGCAGCCGGTCGCACCGCCGCCTCCGTATGTCCCGCCAGCTGACCAGGTGCACGACCAGGTGGCTGCTTTGCCTGGCACTGTCATTGGGTCTACGTCGCGGGCTGCAGGTACGTTCCCGGAGTCTAAGCCTTATCAAACTTCGACCACCATCCCAGATACAACAGCGCAGCTTTGATTCCGTGACGCGTCACATAGCTAATTGTCATTAGACTTTTCTGACGCGTCAGATTAATATATCTACATCGACACGGCGGACCACTCAAATGCGCGACGACAAAGACCCCGGCACCCTTGAAATGCAGCTTCCCAAGCGTCGCGGCCGTCCGCCGATCAATGGCGTGTCAGCGCAGAGTGCCGCTGACCATAGCCGGGCATATCGTCAGCGTCGCAAGGCAGAGCAGGGCACCAGGCTGCACGACATGAGTGACATGGCCTTGGTCGATGCCATCCGTAAGGCTGTCAGCGAGGGCAATGCTGCACTCATCGTCGGCCTGGCCACCCAGCTGCGCTATCGCTATGACTGATAATTCTGACGCGTCAGAAAAACAGCCACCACGCATCGGTCGGCCACCGCGTGGAGATGTCGCCATGTCCGGTGCTGAGCGTGCTGCCGACTACCGTGCCCGCAAAGCGCGCCGCCTACGCGTAGGTCATGCGCGGCCTGGTCAACTGGCCGATTGCTTGTTGCTGGACCTGATTCGCAAGACCATCGACAACGGATCTGC